TTCGTTCGGCTTGGCAGTTTCGCCAAACGACAGCGAAACTGCACGGTAGGTCATAACGATGACAACGGTTGAGGAAGGGTTGGTGGCGCACTTGATGGGGGACAGCGATGTGACGGCGTCGATCTCGACGCGGCTGTATCCGCTGGTGGTCCCGCAGGATGCAGCGTTGCCGGCCGCGGCCTACCAGCGGATATCCGGCCCGCGGGAACCAGCGCACGATGGGCCCACGGGCCTCGCCCGGGCGCGGATCCAGTTCACGTTCGTGGGGGCGACGTACGCGGAGGCGAAGGAGGCGGCGACGGCGTTCCGGCGCCTCCTGGACGGGCACCGCCGAGGCCTCCCCGGTGTGAAGCGAGCGGTGATCACGCTGGTGGACGACCGGGACGACTGGGCGCCACAATTTGAGAAGCCGGTGGTGCGGCAGGACTATATGATCTGGTACACGGAGACCTAGAAAGGGAGTCATCATGGCGACGGTGATGGTCTGCACGCTGGAGATGGGCGAGATCCGGGCGGAGCAACGGGACTGGGCCCTGGCGCTGCTGAAGGATGGGCGGCACGACTTGGTGTTTCGGCGGGCGCGGGCAAAGCCGACGTCGTCCAACCGGAATGAGGTGGCGCTGTTCGTGCGGAGCGATCCGGAGGTTGACTATCTGTTGACGGTGGATGATGACGTGGTGCCGCCGGTGCGGGTACTCGACTACGTCGAGGAGGACCGGGACGTGGTGGTGTTCCCGTATCACATCTGGCGCGCAAATGAGAACGCGGACCATCCGGTGATGCTGGCGATCTCCCTGCTGGAGGACGCCCGAACGCGCTGGGTGGACAAGCGACAGCGGCTGGTGGAGATCTCGCGGGGCGGGACGGGCGCCATGTTGATCGCGCGGCGGGTGCTGGAGCATCCGGCGATGGCGGCGCCGTTCGCGGACGGTTTTGACGACGCCGGCGTGCGGAACAACGGTCACGATCTGATGTTTTGCGATCGCGCGCGGGCGGCGGGGTTCACGATCTGGGCGGCGATGGATTGCGTCTCGAGCCACTACAAGACAGTGGATCTGGCGCGGGTCTCGCAGCTCCTGGCACGGCAGCGAGCGTACGCAACGTCGTTCGTCAGCCCGCGGGAGGCGCTGGAGGGCAAGCGGGTTGTCTTCTCTTTGTCGCCGGGCCGGTGCGGCACGCGGTGGCTGGCGCTGGCGCTGCAAACGGTGGAGGGTGTGGTGGCCAGGCACGAGCCTGGCCCCAACTTCGCAGACGTGATGCGGACGGCGCAGGAAAAGACCTCACTGGCGTATCAGTTCTGGCTGGAGCGGAAGCTGCCGGCGATGCTGGCCGAGCTGCGATCGGCAGGCTCGCGGGTGTACGTGGAGACGAGCCATCTGTTCGGGCAGGGGTTCGTCGAGCCGCTCTTGGATGTGGGCGTGGTGCCGGATGCGATTGTGCTGCGGCGGGGCGGAGGCCTGGACCGGCATCTCCGGGATGTGGCGCTGAGCTACTGGCGGCGGGGAAGCGTCCCGGGGCGGACGGCCCCGGGGCGGACGTGGCTCCTGGCTCCGGCGGCGGGGGCCCGGAACGGAAATGGAGGCCCACCCAAGTACATGGCACCGGAGGCGTGGACGGACTACCAGTGCTGTTACTGGTTCGCGGTGGAGATGGAGTACCGGTCGAGGTTGTACGCGGAACGGCTGCGGCAGTGCGGCGCGCGGGTCCACGAGACGACGCTGGAGGAGCTGACGGAGCGGCAGGGTTTCGCGCGGTTGGTGGAGGCACTGCAGTTGGGAGACGTCGCCTGGGGGGCGTACGAGGAGATGGCGCAGCGGAAGGTTAACGCGACGCCGGACGCGCGACGCGCAGCGATGCCGGACGGCGATTTGGAGGCGCAGGAGGTGGAGGTGGAGGTGATGTATGACGGTTGGTGAATCAGACGGCCTGGTGACGGGGATCGGCGGCATCGGTGAGGCTCGGGCGGCCGCGCTGTGGGACCTGGGCATCGTGACGGTGACGGATCTGGTGGGGGCCTCGGCGCCGGCGGTGGCCGCGATGCTGGACGGGGTGACCGTGGAGATGGTGGAGGGTTGGCAAGCGGACGCTGGCGCGGCTGCGGTGAGGGCAAACGATAGGGAGGAAGCGGTGTCGGCGGGGGCAGAGGGGCGGGAGACGGCGGTGGGCCCCGGGCAGCCGGCCAATTGGAAGCCGGCGGCCGACGGCAAATCGGCTAGAGCAGACGCTGCCTCTGCAGGCTCGACGTCCAGCCCGTCTCGAGGGCTGGACCCGCTGAGGGAGCTGTACGAAGAGGGCGTATGGCGGGATCAACGACAGTGGCGCTGCCGGATGTGTCCGTTCGACACGTTGAAGGGCGAGGAGGTGATCCGGGCGCACGTGGCAAAGCAACACGTTCTGGGGTCGCGGGGCGCGGCTGACCGGGATGAGGAGGCGTCGCAGATTCTCGTGGCACGACGGTAACGGTGGCCGGGACAGACCGGCTTAAGGGTTTCAGCGTCGTCCGCTGAAACCAGGGGAGGAGAGAGCGATGGCGAGGGTCGATCATACAGCGTTTGAGACGCTGGGGACGAAGGGAAGCGAGTATACGGCGAATGCGGCCGATCTGACGATGCAGGCTGCAGACACGACGGACAGCGAAAGCGTGCCGCTGACCGGGGCGGAGTTGGTGATCGCGCACAACACGGACACGACGGACGCACACACGGTGACGATCTCATCGATCGCGAGCGATGATCTGGGGCGGACCGGGGACATCAGCTACAGCCTGGGCGCGGACGAGTACGCCGTGTTTGGCCCGTTCGGCCTGGATGGCTGGCGGCAGAGCGATGGGGACCTGTACTTCGCCGCGGCCGCGGCGGACGTGAAGTTCGCGGTGGTGGAGATCACGGAGCTGTAGGTCATTCTGCAGGGGTAAGGAGGGTGTACGATGGGTATAGCGGCGTTTGGAACGTTGTTCAAAATGGGGGACGGGGCGTCGCCGGAGAACTTCACGACGATCGCGGAGGTGACAGACATCTCCGGGCCGGAGCTGGGGACGGACACGGAGGATGGCACGCATCACAGCTCGACCGGCGGGTACGAGGAGGTGATCGCGACGATCCTGCGGACGGGGACGGTGACGCTGACGATCCAGTACGATCCGACGGATGCGACGCACGACGCGAGCACGGGCCTGATCTACGAGTGGACCCAGAAGACGACGACGAACTATCAACTGGTGTTCCCGGACACGTCCTCAACGACGTGGACGCTGCCGTGCAAGGTAACCGGGTTCACGCCGGCCGCGCCGGTGGGGGGGAAGCTGACGGCGGAGGTGACGCTGAAGGTGGACGGTCAACCCACCCTGGCTTAGCCTGCTACGCCGGCACGCGGCTTAGCCTGCTACGCCGGCACGCGGCTTAGCCTGCTACGCCGGCACGCTTGGCAGAATGCCGGACGACAGGCATTCTGCAGGCTGGCTTAGCCTGCGGGCTACGTTGTGACGTAGGACAGCAGAAGGAGCGAGGATGATGTCATTGCTGACGAAGGAGGAGATCCTCCAGGCGGAGGATCTCCCCACGGAGGACGTGGAGGTGCCGGAGTGGGGTGGCACGGTCCGCGTGCGGACGCTGAAGGGCTACGAGCGCGACAAATTCGAGGAGTCGATCACGGACCAGCAGGGGAAGACCACGCGGGTGATCGCCGAGCACCTGCGGGCGAAGCTGGTGGCGCTGAGCGTGGTGGACGAGGACGGCACGCGGTTGTTCGACGAGCAGGACGTGCGCCGGCTGAGCGGGAAGAGCGCGAAGGCGCTGGACCGGGTCTTCGCGGTGGCGCAGCGGTTGAGCGGCATCTCGAATGACGACGTGGAGGAGCTGGTAAAAAACTCAAGCGACGGCCCGAGCGCCAGTTCTGGTTCCGCTTAGCGCTGGCGCTGGGCCGCACGGTGCGCGAGCTGCAGGTGACGATGGACAGCCGGGAGTTCGCGGAGTGGATGTCGTTCGCGCGGCTGGAGCCGATCGGCGAACGGCGGGGCGACTGGCAGGCGGCGTCGATCGTGGCGGCGATCGCCAACGCCAACCGGGATCCGAAGAAGCGAAAGGAGGCCTTCGCGGTGTCGGATTTCCTGCTGCGATTCGGGACGGCAGAGGAGGAGCCGGAGCGGCAGACGTGGCAAGAGCAGCTGCGCATCGCGGAGATGTTGAACGTCGCGTTCGGGGGGGTGGACCTGCGCGAAGGGGCCCATGACCAAGGCTAAGGTAACCGGGTGCCGGGCACTCAACGGCGGCGACGCCAGGTGCCAGGCACTAATGGAGTGAGATGGCGACGATTGCGACGCTGAATGTACGCCTGACGGCCGACACGGCGTCGTTCAAGAAGGACCTGAGCGGCGCGCAGAAAGTGGCCCAGACCTTCAAGTCTGGGCTGCAGACGTTGGGTAAGGTGGCGATCGCGGGGGCGATCGGCGGCGTCACGACGGCGGTGGGGGGCTTCGCCGCGGTGACGAAGGCGACGCTGCCGCTGGCTGCGGATTTTCAGGGCCAGCTGGCCGGGCTGCAGATCGCGGCCGGGGACTCGGGCAAATCTTTCGCCGAGCTGCACGACATGGCGCTGGCCGTGGGCGGCGACACGCGGCTGCTGGGGGTGAGTGCCACTGGCGCGGCCGACGCGATGACGGGGTTGTACAAGGCCGGCCTCTCCACGACGGAGATCTTCGGCGACGTCAATGCCTACATGGAGGAGGGGTCGGAGCTGGGGGGCGCGCTGCGGGCGGCGATCGACCTGGCCGCGGCGTCGGAGCTGGACATGGTGCAGGCCTCGGACCTGGGCGCCGTGGCGCTGAGCACATTCGGAAGCGGCCTCGAGACAGCGGAGCAGCGGGCGGACTTCGTCAACTCGGCGCTGGACAACATGGTGCGGGCGGCCGATGCGTCGGTGGCGGAGGTGAGCGGCCTGGCCGGGGCGCTGAAGAACGTGGGCCCGGTGGCGGCGGGCCTCGGGCTGAGCATTGAGGAGACGAACAACGCACTGGCGATCCTCTCGACGCGCGGGATCCAGGGGAGCGAGGCGGGCACGGCGCTGAAGAGCATGCTGACGAACCTGCAGCGGCCGACCACGAAGGTGCAGGAGGCGATGGACGAGCTGGGCGTCTCGCTGTACGACGCCCAGGGGAACTTCGTGGGGATGCCGAACATGATCGGCCAGCTCGAGACGGCCTTCGCGGACCTGACGCAGGAGGAGCGGAACCTTTACGCCCAGACGCTGGCGGGGACGTACGGAATGAACGCCTTCAACGCGCTGATCGGCGAGGGGACCCAGGGCTGGAACGACATGGCGGAGGCGACGGCGAACGCGGCCGGGATCCAGGAGCAGGCGGCAACGAAGGCGGCAACGCTGCGGGGGATGATGGAGGGCCTCGAGGGGGCGGTAGAGACGGCGAAGATCCGCATTGGAGAGGCACTAATCCCCGCGGCGACGTCGCTGGTCGAGACGTTCTCCACGCTGGTGGAGGAGGTCGGGCCGACGGTGACGGCGTTTTTCACGGAGACGCTGGGGCCGGCGCTGCAGACAGCCGTGGGGTTCCTGCAGGGGTTCGTGGGCGCGCTGCTGCGGGGCGACCCGGCGTTTGAGGCGTTGCAGATGGCGGCCGAGTCCGTCGGCTTCGATGCGCTGGCCGAGACGATTGGTGTTGTAGAGACGAAACTGCAGATGCTCTGGGCTCAGGTGGAACCGGTGGTGACGCAGGTGACGGCGTGGGTGGGGAAGAACGTCGAGCTGAAGGACGTCCTGATCGGCCTGGGCGTCGCGGTGGCCAGCGTGGTGGTGCCCGCGGTAATCTCGCTGGTAACGGCCATCGGGCCGGTGATCCTGGTCTTTGTGGCTGTGACGGCGGCGGTGGCCGCGCTCCGGAAAGCGTGGGAGACGAATTTCCTGGGGATCCGCGACAAGACGCAGGCGGTGATCGAGTGGATCAAGACGAACGTCCCGATCGCCGTGCAGGCCGTGGTCGACGCCTGGGAGTGGTTGAAACAGGCGGCGCAGACGGTGGCCACGTTCGTGACGGACGTGATCGACTGGTTCAAACAGCTCTACCAGCGCCTGGTGGGCGGATCGATCATCCCGGAGATGATGACGGCGATCGAAAACGTGATCACGGCCGGGTTGGACGCAGTGCTGTCGTTCTGGAAGGAGATCTGGACAACGATCCAGGATTTCACCCGCGACACGTGGGAGGCGATGCGGGAGACGATCCAGGAGAAGATTGAGTCAGCGCAGGCGACGATCGAGGAGATCTGGACGGCGGTCCAGACGTTCTGGGAGACGACGTGGGAGGCGATCCAGACGTTCACGGAGACGGTCTGGGAGGCGATCCGCTCGTGGGTCCAGGAGAAGGCGCAGGCGACACAGGCGACGATCGAGGAGATCTGGACGGCGGTACAGGGCTTCTGGGAGTCGACGTGGGAGGCGATTCAGACGTTCACGGAGACGGTCTGGGAGGCGATCCGCTCGTGGGTGGAAGAGAAGGTGCAGGCGGTCCAGACGGCGATTGAGACCACGATCAACGACGTGCAGACGTTCTGGGAGACGACGTGGCAGGCGATCCACGATTTCGTGGAGGCGCTGTGGAACACGATCAAGTCGACGATCGAAGCGAAGGCGGCCGAGGTGTTGAGCACGGTACGCGAGCTGGTGAACGGCATCAAGGAGAAGTTCACGTCGATCAACTGGAAGGAGATCGGCGGGGCGATCATTGACGGGATCAAGAGCGGCATCAGCTCGGCCGCCGGCAAGTTGGCGCAGGCGGCGAAGAACGCAGCCAAGAAGGCGTACCGGGCCGCGAAGCGTTTCCTGGGGATCAGCTGTCCGGATCCGAGCCCGGTGACGGCGGAGCTGGGCATCGGGATGGGCGAGGGTATGGTCATGGGGATCCTCAGTACCGTGCCGGCGGCCGAGGCGGCGATGGCAACGCTGGCTGAGAGCGCCACGGCGAGCGCGGAGGCTCACAGCGGGGGCTTCGCCACGTTGATGGAGCGGTGGGCCGACGATGCCGAGCAGGCCTACGGGGCCGCGATGGCGGTGGCCAACCGCTGGGCGGACAACGTCGACGTGACCGCCGAGACCGCCAGCGCGGCGGTCAACCATTGGGCGGACAATGCCCAGCAGGCCTACGGGGCGGCCACGGCGACGGTCGACGCGTGGGCGGATAACGTGCAGCAGGCCTATGGCGCGGCCACGGCAACAATCAACACATGGGCGGACAACGTACACGACGCCTATGAGACGACGACTGCCACGATCAACCGGTGGGCGGACAACACGCAGCAGGCCTACGGCGCGGCCACAGCGACGGTCGACGCGTGGGCAGACAACGTGCAGCAGGCCTACGGCTCGGCTACAGCGACGGTCAACGCGTGGCTGGACAGCGCGTCGGAGCCCGCGGGGGTGGAGCAGGCCCAGTGGTACGACAACCCGGTGGTGCCGGGCATGGCGGCGGTGGGCGGTGCGAGCGAGCACGTGGCGCCGTCCTACAGCCGCGAGATTAACCTGACGGCGCAGTACGGGTACCAGGAGGAACGGCGGTTGCGGGACGACGTGCGGTTCCTGGAGATGATGTATGGGTGACGGGCTCCGCTGGCGCAGGGGCAGTTCGGCACACGACGCCGAACTGCTGGTGGTATAGATGAATCTCTATGTGGTGATCATCGCGACGGACTATAGTCTGAGCGATGGGACGGTGTGCACGCTGGAGGCGTACGACGGCCTGGGCCTCGTGCCGCTGCACCGGCTGACGGAGCGGGGCCCGATGCAGCATGGGGACTGGGACCTCGGCTTCCGGATGGATCCCCGGGTGTTCTCGCTGCGCTTCGGGGTGCATGGCTCGAGCCGCTCG